TTATTACAAAGACATAATGTAATGAATTATGGCTACGTCAGGAACTACAACATTCGATTTAAATATCGATGATATTATTGAAGAAGCATACGAAAGATGCGGTATGCGAACTAATAGTGGTCAGGACTTACGTAGCGCAAGAAGAAGTTTAAATCTTTTATTTTCAGAATGGGGCAATAGGGGAATTCATCTTTGGAAAGTTAAATTAAATGAAATTGCATTAGTTGCAGGAACAGCTACATATTCTGTGGCATCTAATGTAAATGACGTTTTAGAGGCTTATATTTCTACTACAAATGCAGCTGGAAATACTTCATCTACAAATGATATATCATTAACAAAAATAGATAGATCTGCATATGCAGCTCTTCCTAACAAATTAGAAACAGGACAGCCGTCTCAATATTTTGTTGATAGATTAACTACACCTACAATAAATTTATATTTAGCTCCTGATGCAAATACCTTTACAACATTAAAATTTTACACAATAAATAGAATAGAAGATGCGGGAGTTTATTCTAATCAGGCTGATGTTGCATATAGATTTTTACCTTGCATGTGTTCAGGTCTTGCATATTATTTATCACAAAAAAGAGCACCTGACAGAATACAACTTTTAAAACAATTATATGAGGATGAATTATTAAGAGCTTTAAATGAGGATGGTCAAAGAGCATCCGTTTATATTTCACCTCAAACTTATTTTGGAGATGGAGTATAATGTCTTTCGCAACTGGTAAAAGATCAAAGGCAATATCTGATAGATCAGGTATGGAATATCCATATAAAGAAATGGTTAAAGAATGGAATGGTTCCTTAGTTCACATATCTGAATTTGAACCAAAACATCCTCAATTAGATCCACCACATCATAAGGCAGATGCAATAGCCTTAAAAAATCCTAGAGTTATGAAATTTCAACAACCAACAACTGTTGCTTCAAATGATAATACTATTGCAGATTCAGGTGGTATTGTTGTTGGTGTAGCAAATCTTTCACTACCAGGAGATTTTGCTTTTAGCACTCAAAGTTTTCAAGTAACTTCAAATGGAATTACAACATCTATTTCATCAATGGTTCCTGAAGATCCTTCTGTTCAAAATAGAAGAAGAGAATTAATATCAATTATTGGAGATGTAGGAGTAAGTATTTCATAATGGCTATTACACACTCAAATTTTTTAACACAAATAAGAAACTATACAGAAGTAGGTAATAATGTTCTGACTGATGCAATTATTCAAGATTTTATAAGAAATGTTGAGTTAGATGTAGCAGGTAAAGTTGATTATGATGATTTAAGAAAATACGCTACATCCACAACGACAGCAAATAATAGGTATATATCTTTACCCGCAGATTTAATGATAATTAGATCTGTGCAAATTATTGATAGTTCTAACAACAGAACTTTTTTAGAAAAAAGAGACACAAGTTTTATTTCTGAGTTTGCTCCAAATGATTCGACTACAGGCACTCCAAAATACTTTGCTAATTGGGATGATTTTAATATTTTAATAGCACCAACACCAGGTAGTGCAGTTACTGTACAGATAAATTATATTATTGATCCACCTGAATTTACTTCAACAAATAATACTTTTTTATCTACCTATCAAGAGTCAATGTTATTACATGGTGTATTAGCAGAGGCTTTTAGATTTTTAAAAGGTCCTGATAATCTATACAACTTATACCAAACAAAGTATACTGAAGAAGTACAGAATTTTGCCCTACAACAAATGGGTAGAAGAAGACGTGCGGAGTATGATGATGGTGTACCAAGAATGGTAGTTCCTTCACCTTCTCCAAACCAATAATTAATAGGAGAACAATTATGGCAATAACAACTAATGCTATTTGCAATAGTTTTAAAAAAGAGCTTTTACAAGGTAAACATGATTTTGATACATCGTCTGACACTTATAAATTAGCGATGTTTACATCTCAAGCAACTTTAGGAGCTTCAACTACAAACTATGCAACAAGTAACGAAGTTTCATCACCTTCAGGATACAGTGCTGGTGGAAAAGCTTTAGTAAACCAAGGTGTGAAAGTATCATCAGGCGTAGCGATTACAGACTTCGCAGATCTTTCATTCACTGGTGTAACATTAACTGCAAGAGGAGCTTTAATTTATAACACTACAACTGATGGTGGATCAAATACTACTGACGCTGTTGCAGTGCTAAATTTTGGTGCAGATAAAACTGCTACTTCTGGAACTTTTACAATTCAGTTTCCAGCATTTACAACATCTGCATCTATCTTAAGACTTGCATAAGGATTAAAATGATATGGCCACTGGATGGGGACGAAAGACATGGGGAGCATCAGATTGGGGAGATCTATCTAATGAAACAGTCTCACTCAGTGGCATATCATTAACAAGTTCAATTGGCACCTCAATAGGGCGAGCAGGGGCTGACGCAGGAACAATTTCAGGAATTCAATTAACAGCAACAAACGCTGGTGCTGTTGCTGGTTCCTCTGTTGATGTTTCAGTTACAGGAAGTTTAGAATCTTTAGGAGTTGGATCTGTTTCAACACCTATTGGACAAGAAATAAATGTAACTGGTTCACAATTCTCTACCTCAATAGGTAGTGTAACTATTGATGATACAACATTAACAGGTGAGGGTTGGGGTAGAGCCGAATGGGGCTCTTTTGCTTGGGGCGATAATTTTTCTGTAATCGCAACTGGTATTTCTTTAACAGCCTCAATTGGTAATGCAATTGGATTTACAGATCATACTGTTGAAATAACAGGACAACAATTAACTTCAACTTTTTCTAATCCTTCTTTTTCAATTCAAATTGATGGAGATGTCACTGTAATAGCTGCAGAAGATCAGTTAGATGCCTTAACAACCGCATCAACTGTAACGGCAGATGCTAATGTAGATGCAACTGGTATACAGATTACAGGTTCAGTAGGAACAGCAGTTGGAGGATTGAAAACACCAGTTGATGTAAGTGGTATACAAGCATCCTTGTCGCTTGGTACATTTACCTTAATTCAAACTACTGTTGAATCTCCTACAGGAATTCAAGCTACAATGTCCCTTGGTCAACATGCGGATATACCTGGACAAATTATTGGTGTAAGTGGTTTACAAGCCTCATCATCAATAGGATCAGTCACAGTGACAGGAAATGGATTAACAAATGTTACTGGAATACAAGCAACAATGTCAGCAGGATCTACTAATGTAACTTCATGGTCAGAAATTGACCTAGGAGTAAATAATAGTTGGACTGAGGTTGATAGGGCAGCTTAATTAAGGTAAAATACAAACAATAAGGAGATAAAAAATTATGGCTTCATCTTTTTCATCAGATTTGAAACTTGAATTAATGGTAACAGGTGAAAATGCTGGTCAGTGGGGTGATAAGACTAACACTAACCTAAATCTTGTTCAACAAGCGGTTGCAGGTTATGAAGAAATTGACGTGGCATCATCTGATGTTGCTTTAGCGATGTCTAACGCAGCTATCTCCAATGCAAGAAATGCTACAATAAAATTAACAGGAACTCTAGCAGCAAACAGAACAGTAACATGTCCTGATAGTATAGAAAAAGTTTATAATATAGTAGATGGTACTGACCACGCTGGAAATACTTTAACATTTAAAACTGCATCTGGTTCTGGTGTACTTTTATGTGAGGGAAACTGTTATGTCCTTTACGCTGATGGAACAAATGTTATCAAAGCAAATGAATATAGAAAATGGAGAACACTTACTGCAGCAGAAACAATTCAAGCTGGAGCAAAACTTTTTATAGATACAACAGGCGGAGCTTTTACGGTTACACTACCAGCTTCACCAGCTGTTGGTGATGAAGTTCATTTTATAGATTCAAGATTTAATTTCGATTCTGCTGCATTGACTGTAGGCAGAAACAGTTCTAAAATAGCAAACGCAACTTCCGACTTAGTTGTTAATACAGAGGGTGCAGGTTTTGGATTAGTTTTTTCTGGTTCAAATGTAGGCTGGACTTATATGGAGAAATAATATGTCAAATTACGAAGCAACAAGATACGATTTTTCTGGTGCAAACCTTACAGGTATCGAAGGAATTCCTACGGCAACTATTGTACCGTGGTCTTCTGCTTCAGTACCATCAGGTTTCTTAGAATGTGACGGATCAAATGTTTCAAGATCAACTTATGCAGCTTTGTTTGCAGTTGTGGGAACTACTTATGGATCAGGTGATGGAGCTTCTACATTTGGATTACCAGATTTACAAAATAATGTTGCATTAGGTAAATCTCCTAATAAAGCTTTAGCATCAACTGGCGGAGCAAATACTGTAGCTTCAACTGGAAATATTAGTGGATCGACAGCTAACGCAACTTTATCTACTGCTCAGTTAGCATCACACAGTCACTCCAACCCATTTAAACAACCAAGAGAAAACCCTTTTGCAAATGGTTTAAGATCATATCCTGGTGGACCTCAACACGAACCACAATCAGCAGGACAAAATATTAACAATAACACAGGTTCTGGACAAGGACACTCACACAACATGAGTGCTAACTTTTCAGGAGATGCAACTTCTGTTTTACAACCTTATTTGACTGTGATATACATAATCAAAACATAGGAGAAAAAATGGCAACTAATGCAGATTGGACAGTAGTATTTGACGATAAAATAATTATTAAACAAAATCATGATGGTGCTGAACCATTACCTTATAACATTGATGATGATTCTTTTTGGAATGATTCGAAATGGTCAAACATTTGGGCTATTCAATATAAAGATGACGATCATGATTATAATGATTCTGTAGAATTTAGAGATACTACTCCACATGCTACTTGGACAAATTCAAATTTAGGAAACTTTAGAGATCAGTTTGTGGACAAATGGGATCAAGCTCATTTAGCCAGAATACAATCAGATTGGGATGAAGATCCAAGAGAAGAGTCTGATAAAGGTGCTAGACCTACATCTTATTCTTCTTATTAATTATAAACCTCGTAACATTATCCAAGAAGTTAAAATATATTTTTCTCCAGACAATGGAGGATTACCTCTATGAAGATATGGGAAAGCAGCTGGCCATATTACTATTCTTCCAGTTTTTGGTTTTACTCTTTTTGAAAAATGTAAAAACTCAGTTTCTCCTCCCTCTTCTACGTCATTTAAATAAACACTAAAAACGAATGCTCTAGCCATATTTTCAAACCCAGCTCCATGTTCAATGTGCCATACATGATAACCCTCTGTTTTATATGTTTTTTGAATTTTTAAAGAAGTATAATGAAAGTCACATGAATAAGTATCTGCACCAACATTTCTACTATAATGTTTCCATGCCATATCAAAATTAATCATTAAAGGTTTTAATTCTTCCCACCAAGCTTCTATATTATTACCATGGGCAAAGTATTGTTGATCTTGTTTATTTAAAATAGAAGTATCTTCTGAGTTTAACCTATTTAGAGTATGTTTTAGTTTATCTCTACCTTCAAAAAATGCTATTGCATTTTTACACTCATCTTCAGAAATATAATTATCATAAACTCCTATAAAATTTTCTATGTTTACTTTTTTTTCAATCATTTGTGTTATCTTTCATTATAAACATTTGTATTGTTTTTCTAGGCACCAAGGGTTTATTTACTGGTACTACTTTATGATATAATGGAGTTTTAGCTATAAGTAAAGAGTTTCCTATTACTGGTGTAAAACCATATTGTCCCTTGTCCATAAATAAAAATTCACCACCATATTTAAAATTCCACCTTCTATTAAGATAATAAGTTATTCCATAATCATAATCCTTATCATTGTGCCAATTTATTCCAGCACCGTCAGACATTGAATGAGCGACAAAATTAAATTGTTTATTCACGATTTTATGAAAAGGGTTATTTTGTATAATTATTTTTAATTTTTGAAGAAGTGCATTGTTATCATTTAATTCACTTTTTTTGGTATAACCTTTAAACCCATGTAATAAATCTTTTCCCCAAGTATTTTTTGTATTTACTAGAGGTAAATCTTTTTTAAAAATTGCATTATGTAAAGTTTTATATGTTGCATTATCTAAAAAATTTTGAATGTAATAAAGTTTATTAGGTATCTCCAAAACAAGTTTCATGGTTTTAGAAAACAGTTTATTGTATAACGTGTACCTTTTTTTATTGGTTCAGTTCCGTGTATCCATATTGGTTCACCAGGAAATATAAGACCGTGGCCTGTTTTTAAATTTTTTTTAATTTTACCATCAAAGAACCTAAACTCTCCTCCTTCATAATCTTCATTTAAGTTAATAGTACAAGAGCCTCTTATTGTAAGATCTAAATCAGAATGATCTCCTATAAATTCACCTTCTTTGTATTTTATAATTCTAATGTTATCTGTTTTTCCAATATTATTAGATCTAAAAGTAGGACAAATATCTTTTCTAATATAAATAACGTAGTTGGTAACCATTATGTTTATGTAAAACATAATTAAATCCCATTTCTCTTTTATTTTTTTATTTTCAAATCTAAATTGAGATAAGTTTAAACAACGAAAGTTATCAGTGGATTTTTGACCAGTTTTATATTTTAAACTTGTTTCACTCCAAGCAAGATGACTAAATTCTTCATAATGATCTATAAGATCCTTACAAGCATCTTTAGGTAAAAGATTTGGTATTTCATATATCAAATCAGATATTTTGTGATTGTAACTCATCGTACCTTTTTTTAAAATCCCATTTTTTATCTTCTTCAACTATATTAAAAACTATACAATACCTTTTGTTTTCATCTTTGTGTTCTTCAGTTCCATGTAAAATCTCAGGAGGGAACAAATAGTAACTACCCGGTTCAGGATTTATTTTTAAATTTAGTTCTGGTAAAATTAAATCTGTGCCTTTTGTAAGGTACAAAATACCATGTAATTCAGAATGTGTATGTAAGTTTACATTCTCACCCTTTTTAACCTCATTACCCCAAGCATTGTGAATTCTAAATCTTTCTAAGAAATATTGAAACAAATCAGGATGAGATACTTGATGAGTATTTATAATATGAGTAAGAAAACTTTTAAAAATTGGATCATCTGCGAAATGATTCCAATCAGTCATACCAGCTTTTACGTTAGTGCTATAAGATAAATCAGGGTTAATATTTTGTTTTATATTCATGATCATATTATGAAGATGCTCAGGATATGGGTAATTTCCAAATATTATATTAACAGTTCTAGGGTATGTTACTGAAATACTGTTTTTATTTTCGTTAAGTTTATTATTGCTATTGATAAAACTTATCATTAACTGACTTATAAAGTATTTAACCTAAATATCAAGTATAGTAAGATGGTTTAGAACTAATAAGATTTAGTGTATAATGCAGTATGCCTTTAACTAATATACAAATACGACCTGGATTTAATAAGCAAGTTACAGAGACTGGAGCTGAGGGTCAATGGGTAGATGGAGATAATGTCAGATTCCGATATGGCCTTCCTGAAAAAATTGGAGGATGGGAACAAATAACTGGTAGCACTTTAATAGGCGCAATAAGACAACAATTAGTTTGGGCAGATTTAGATGGAAGAAGATATGCTGCTTTGGGTAGTAGCTCAGGACTTTTTATATATTATGAGGGTGCTTTTTTTGACATTACACCTCTTGATTCTGATATAACTGGAGCTACATTTTCAACAGTAAATGCATCACCAACTGTTACAGTTAATAGTAACGGTCATGGTTTAACTGCTGGAAGAATAGTAAAATTTACGTCAGTAACACCGCCCGTAGGGGCAGGTTATGTTGCAGCTGATTTTACTAATAACTCTTTTGAAATCATATCAGTTCCTACATTGGATTCTTTTACGATAACAATGGCATCTAATGCTGGAACCACTGTAAATACAAGTGGAGCTGCAACTATTCAACCTTATGTTAGTGTAGGTCCATTAAATCAAACAGCTGGATATGGTTGGGGGACCTCAGGATGGGGTGGAGCGTCAGGAGTTTTAAGCTCCCTTAATGGATTACTACAAGATGACACTAATGGTACAGGAGGGAGTGGTACATCAATTACACTTACATCTGTAACGAATTTTCCAACATCAGGCACTATAAAAGTAGGTTCAGAATTTATTTCGTACACTGGTATTTCCTCTAACGATTTAACAGGAATTACTCGTGCTGTTGGTGGTACACGAACTGCTCATTCAAGTGGTTCAACAGTTGAAGTATTTACTGCATGGGGAGAAGATTCATTAGTTTCAAATGTAATTATTGAACCTGGGAATTGGTCATTAGATCATTTTGGTTCAAAACTTATAGCTACGATTAAAAATGGAAAAACATTTGAGTGGAATACAATTAGTAATGAACCTGCTGCATTAACAACACGAGCAGCTGTAGTAAGTGGAGCCCCTACTACTTCTGTTATGTCAATTGTATCTGAAAGAGATAGACATTTAATTATGCTTGGCACCGAAACCACCATTGCTAACAATAATACACAAGACAAAATGTTTATAAGATTTTCAGATCAAGAAAATATATCTGATTATACACCCACATCAGTTAATACTGCGGGAAGCTTTAGAATTGATTCTGGTGTTAAAATTGTTGGAGCTGCAAAAGCGAAAGATTATATTTTAATTGTTACTGATACCTCTGCTTATATTATGCAGTTTGTAGGTCCACCATTTACCTTCTCCATAAGGCAAGTTGGAAGCAATTGTGGATTAATAGGACAAAACGCAATTAAATATGTGAACGGTGCAGTATGGTGGATGGGTCAAGCAGGAGGATTTTTTGTCTATGATGGTACTGTTAAATCTGTTCCATGTTTAGTAGAGGATTTTGTATTTACAAATAAAGGTAATAATCTTGGTATAAATTATGGAGCAGCAGAATTAGTTAGTGTTGGTTTAAATCATTTATACGAAGAAATAAATTGGTTTTATCCTAAAGCAGGTTCTAATCAACTTGATAGAGTTGTTACTTATAATTATACAGAGGATACATGGACGACTGGATCATTAGCTAGAACCTCATGGCAAGATTCAACTCTTTTTGATAATCCTTATGCAACTGAGTTTAACGCAAGTGGAACACCTACTTTTCCTGTAATACAAGGTGTTACAAACACTAATGGCTCAACAATTTATTATGCACATGAAATTGGTAATAACCAAGTAGATTTTCTTGGACAAAAAACTGCAATTGAAGCTTTTATTGAATCAGGAGATTTTGATTTAAATCAAGGTGGTGACGGACAATTTTTCTTGTCTATGAGAAGATTTGTACCAGATTTTAAAACAATTGTAGGTGATGCACAAATCACAATTAACTTAAGAACATTCCCTGCTGATACTGAATCATCCTCGCCTCTCGGACCTTTTACAGTAAATTCTACTACGCAAAAAGTAGACACAAGAGCTAGATCTAGATTTGCTAGTGTTAAAGTTGCAAATACTTCTGTTGATCAAGATTGGAGATATGGAACTTTTAGAGTTGATGTACAACCTGATGGAATGAGATAATGGCTAAAGTAGATATTTTAATACCTGAACCTACTCCCATGTATAATGAGGAAAACCAAAGACAAGTTTCTCAAACTTTACAAACCCTTAAAGATAAGTTAAATACTTCTTATCAACAAGAAATTAAAAATGAACTAGATGCTTTTAATTATTTTTTATCATGACAATTCAATATAAAAACCAAGGTTTTAAACAAGCAAGCACAGATAAGACTACAGTATTTACATGTCCTAGTGATGCAACAGTAATAGTCAAAAGTGTTTATTGTGCAAACAACGATGCTTCATCAGCAATATTAGTAAATATGAATTTAGTGGATTCTTCGGACTCAAGCACAGAGTATGAATTTTTTAGGGACGATTTAGCTGCAAAATCGCAAGTAAATGCTACACCACAAGGTTTAAATTTAGAAGCAGGTGATGCAATAACTGTAGCTGCAGCCTCAGGAGGTAATAAAATTCAAGGTGCCATAAGTTTTGCTTTAATAGATAGATCTCAAGAAAATGGTTAATGATCGAAAAGCACGATAATTTTTTTTCACCTTCAATACAAAATAAATTGTTTACGACTATTATGAATTCTAATTTTAGAATTGGTTGGACTGATAGTCTAGAGGTACAACATAGAGCACATCCATGTTTACATAGTCCTTATTCTTTTGAAGATGTTAAAGGTTTAAAAATTTTAGATACAGTATTAAGAGCTTTTAAAGACAAAAATATTACTGTTGAAAATTATGAAAAATGTATAATTAATCTTACAAAAAATCATGATGTAAATTATATTCATAATCATGAAGATCAAATAGTATTTTTGCATTATTCTAATTTAACTTGGAATCCTGAGTGGGGTGGTGAGACTGTATTTTATGAAAGTAATGGAAAAGATATTATGGAGTCAAGTCCATATGTGCCTAACAGAGCTATTATATTTGATGGAGAAATTAAACATACTATCAAAGCACAAAATATTTTAGGACCTAGTTATAGGTTTACTATGAGTTTATTTTTCAGTAAAGTGTAAAAATTCAAAAATAAAAAATGGCACGTCAAAAATTTATACATTATGTACCTAGGCCAAAACCTCGTAAACGTCCAAGACGTCACAAAAAAAATTTAAATAAATCTGAAAAAAGAGATCATAAACCCTATAATAGGCAAGGAAGAAAACAATAATGTTTCAAATTAACAGTTTAGATTTACAACAACCTAGTAATTACTATTATGAGTTAAAAGATTTTTATAAGTACCCTGATTTAGTAACAAAGTTTTTAGATACTAATACTCCTTTTGTACATGGTTGGGGTGAGCAAGAGGGGTCTTGTAATTTAAAAACATATATTGATTTAAGGCATGTGATATCAAACGATGAATTTAGAGAAGTGGAATTTGAGCTTTTTAAAAAACTTGATGGAGAAACAAAATTTATGAAAGGAAAAGTTCTTACAAATTATATGAAATTTATAGATATGAAAGATAAATACAAAGATAATTATTTCTGGCCTCATATAGATACAGGAAGATTTAATTGTATTATTTATTTAAATGAAAATCCATGTGACGGTACAAATTTATATGCACCTAAAAAAGAACCCAAACCACCTGAACAACAATTTAAGGATCCTTGGGTTCCTAAAGAAGATTTTGAATTATTGATTAATATAAAAGCAGAATTTAATAAATTAGTTATTTTTAGATCTGAAATACCTCATGGTGCTGCTTTTGAAAGTAACAGATTTCATGATGAGTTTAGAAAAAATCAAGTAATTTTTATTGAATAAGATAAAAAAATAAGTATAAAAAAACTATGAAAAATATACCTGAGATACCTGCCGTAGCAAAAGAAATAATTAAACACAAGAGGACTGGTAAAATTTATGAATCTAAAGAAGCTTTTGATGCTGATGTTGCTGACCCCAATACTGATACTACTAGCGATGATT